TTTTACGATCTACCTCGGTGGTGTATTCTGATTTCTTTTTAAAATTCCAATATTCATAACCACCACGCGCACCTACCCAAGCGAGACGCACGTTAGGCCAATTACATTCGCAATTACCATACTTACATTCATTCCAAAATACATATTGTACTGAGGTTTGTGTAATTGTACCGTTAAATACTTGTACGGTGTAATGTGTCCATAAAGGCCATGCTGAAGGCTTTGCTACAAATCCAACACGATCATTCAAGTTAGCAGGAAATACAGGCAATCCTTGTACACTATTAGTAGTAAAAGTGATTTCATCTTGTGCTGGCGAACCGGGAAAACCTTTGTATAATACAATTCGAACCTTCGTCCCTAAATTGTTACTCAGGTAATCATCACCCACTGGTACATATAATAGCCCGTAATCTTGTTCACGTACAGGAATAACAACTTTACCCGGTTCAATACCCCAAGTCGCAAACATTGGTGGATATTTGGTTGCTATTTGTCTATCACTCATAACAAGTGAATTAGTATCTGTCAATGAAAACTTGACATTTGCTGCGCCTGTTTCGGGATTAGGTTTGTAACCGTCAGTTGGTTGGTAATATTGATTGACAACTTTTATAAGTTCACCGTTTACCTCACTACCTTCTGCTTCTTGCAGTGTGCCATCAATGATATACCATTCAGATATTGTGAAATCTATATTGTTCCAACATTCAGCATCAGTAAGTGTTCCTGATATGGTGTTGTGCAATCTATTGCCTTGCGCTTCGCGATTGCGTAACTGTATCAATGACTGCAAGTCAAAATATAATCTACCATCAGCTGCAGGTGGAATCAAAAAATTATATGTTACACCAGCTCCAATACTAATGGTTACGGTTACGCCATATTGAAAACCATCCTGTCCTGTTTCGGTGCTGTTAGCACGTATCATTAACTTTTGACCACGTGCGCTCCAGCTATACGGTTGGTCATTTATTGTTATTGCCATTATCTAAAGTTGAGTAAGAATCTTTGTTCAACACCTTTGGCGTATGCCGCCATTAAACGCTCGCTGTAATCTTCCCACGTATCATTGATTGCATCCTGATAATAGTTAATCCCTTCAATACCATTTTCACCAATGCTTTTGGCAATGGCAAACGCTGCTGACTTAATTGCGCTTTCTGTTGACTTAATGAATTCGCCTTGTCTATTGCGCAGCTTTAATGGTTTTAGCTTAATCCATTGTTCAATCGCACTAACAGGTGGCATCTTTGCGCCGGGCTTGCGTCCATACTCAATCACATCTGCATATTTGCCCGCATCACCTTTTACGGTAAAGTCAATAGTTGGCTTGTTATACCGTATGCGCAGTTTGTAGGTAAGTGAGTTTAGTAACCTGCCCGATGCAACACGATTCACTACCTTACCACGTACACGGCGTTTAATGCGCAGGTTACTTTGCGCACGCTCGACAACTGTTGCCGCGTATTCGTTTAGTAATGCTTCGTATTCGTCCATTACAATACTTCTTCAAATTCAATTATTGAACCTGCACGAACTGTCAATGCTCCAGCGGTTGCACATCTCATGCGCAGTGTAAATGTGCCATTAGCAGTTACGCGCACAATACCATCTGAAGTAGATAAACCATTTGCTTGCACTGTTGCGTTTGCTCCTGAATCATAGGCAGCTTGATTAGTTAATGCATTTTGTGTTACGTTAAATGATGTGGTATATCGCGCATTGTTAATTGATGAGGTTGGACCATTACTTGAAAATGTAACCTGCGCACCACCTGTTACTGCATAACTAATTGTTGCCCTCCACTTGTATGTTTTGTTTGCTGTTACTGCAAATGATAGTCCTGTAATATCTTCAAAGCCAATACCGACATTAACCACATTTGCCGTAACTACACTACTACCAACACCAATATCAGTTTTTAACTCAGCAAGTGTCAAAGCACTAATAGTATTATCAGCATTGATGCGTAAATATCTGATTGCACTAGGATTTGGCAAAGTTGCAAGGTTAGTACCTACCGTAGTAAGTCCGATGCTGTTCTGTTTGCCATTGAATGTTGACCAGTCCGCACTGCTTAATGCACCACGATTTGCGGCACTTGCAGTGGGCAGGTTGAATGTATGTGTGCTGCCTACGCTGCTAATTCCAAAGTCAGTTCCAGCTGTGCCGGTAGCAAAGTTTTGCGTATTAGCAGTTAAGCCATTGAGTGAAGACAGTCCGATTGCGTATGTGGTATGCACTTCACCTATACGTCCATCTTCAGTATATAGCGTTACAGTCTTACCGTTGGTATTTTGAATATCAAATTCAATGTGTATGCGGTCGGTTGCAGCCGTGACTGTGTTAGGTACTGATATTGTAAACGAATATAAATCAGGAACATTACCGTTGGTTATTTCTTCCATTGTGGAAGTGGCTACTAACGTGAACGTGCTGCCGTTATATGTGTAAAGTTTGGCAAGTATTTGAGCGTGGTTGGAACCGCCTCCTGTTTCGCTTAAGTACACATCAATCGTCCAAACACCTGAAGGGATAAGAACATGATTAGGCTCGTTTACATCCGTAATAAATCGTGCAATGGCACCTGTGGTTGCACGTGTGAAGTTTGCCGCTGGGCCTGTGTTTGCTGCCGTGCCTAATTCATAATAATCATTACCTCCTATTGTACCCTGTGATACGTTGCCGTTAAAGTAGAAGATTTGACCTCCACCACCGCCCGTTGATGGCAGTGTGCGAAGTGCGCCCGTTCCATCAATGTATTGATCTGTTGTACCATTTGCTGTAACAGCAAGTGTGCCGGATGTAGTTACAGGTGAACCCGCCACGCTAAACGCAGCATTTGTAGGAGCAGGCATAGTAAGACCTACGCTAGTCACCGTGCCACTACCACCACCAACTGTTGTAAATTCAACCTCACCCGTTCCTGCGTTGCTAAGTGTCAACACCTGCCCCACCGTAGCGGTTGTATCATTAACGTTTGGAGTTATTAATCGCACCGAGTTTGGCAACATTGACAACGAAGTAGTGTTTGATACACTTGAATCGGTTGCTGCTATCGCTGCCTTTGTAGTGTCAACTATGACTTGAGTTTGTACGGTCCCCGTAACTTTTTGTGAAGTGACAGAGTTTGTATCAATGCCAAAACTAGCTGTGCCGTTTACATCTAAGTTAAGTTTGCTCGTTGAGTTTACTTCAAAGTTTGAGGTATCAGTTATGTTAAGTCCATAGGTGTTGCAGTCAATGGTGTTATCCGTAGTCAATACAGGGTCAGTAGTAATGACATCCTGCAACCCTTGCGCACTTGGAATAGTTGGCTTGTTTAATATTTGATAATCGCCACTCGTTGCGTTCCAATCTACGGGAGTTTGACGCAATCTAAATCCTGACCCTTGCAATGTCCAATAAGCAGCATTCGTTGGCAGTATTGCATCGTTGTTAGCTATACACGCATACACGTTACCGTTATACCATACACGGTCACCTATTACATATTGATTGCCTGTCGCTGTGGTGTGATTAACATTGAATTCAGTTGACACGTAAACCGTGCCACCACCGCCACCACCACTTGCATCAAACGTTACTGATCCATCGCCATTATCTGTAATGGTAATATTTGTCCCGGCAACAAGGTCGAGAATATTTTGCACTGCATTGTCAACGCCATTGGTGCGCAGCACTATGCCAACAGGTGAACCACTGCCACCTGATGAAGAACCGCCAACAGCCCAAACAGCCGGAATATCGCACGCGCTCCAATCCCAAGGCACTTCAAGCTGCAAGCTAAACGAAACACCCGTTAATGTGTTTTTGTATTCCTCAACAAATGGTTCAATGACGGGGGGCGTGACTAGTTGCACATCAAAGCCAAACAGCACTAGACCATTCTTTACTTCCGCTATTAAGTCCTGAGCAAGACGCACACAGTCGCTGATTACTTCGCGCTGGTATTCAGCCTTTGTCTCTTTATCACGCGGGATGTCTGCAAATAAGATTTGGAAATCAAACTGCATACCGCCGTCAACAGGTTTGATGTTATTCGGCACAACGTGCATGAATGGATACTGCTCATTTTGATCCATATCGGCAAGGTCAATTTGACCATGCGTAAATCGTTTGATGAGCAAGTGACCAGCGGCAAATGCCTCAAGTCGATTGATGAGAACGTTGTAACTATAATTGTAACTATTCATTACCTATTCCTTTTTTTCATTTCTATCTTTTGCACCTGCACATAGTCGGCTAAATATGTCAAGTGCGTAAACACCTCATAAGCTCTACGCTCTGTTACTGCATCAAACTTAGTTATATCACGGTCGGCAAGCACTTCAATGATGTGAAACCAACCGTAAACATCTAAGCCTTCTGGAGTATATTCGTCTTCGCTGCCTCCGTCACTATCTCCGTTATCTCTTTTGCCAAATAGTCTAGGGAACTGGCGTATAGTTCCTGTTCTAAACTTGAAAAAAAAACCAGCACATTTAGTACATGGTCAAGTGTAAGTAGCTTCACGCTGTCTATATACCTATCTACTTTTACGCTATCGTACTTTTCAATATCATAGCGTCCTGCCCATTTAGCCACAACGGGACGGTATAGTATAGCCATCAGCTTCAATGCTGCATCTGCGTTTAACTTTCCATTGTTGTACAACTTAGGACATGTGCTGTCAAGGTCAACATATTCACCGAATGTCATTTGTGTAAGGTCGGGAATAAAGCCGAGTTCAATCGCACCTACACGCACCTTGCGTTCAAAGGCATCCGTGCATAATTGGATAGCTGCTTCAAACTTCATTATGATTTCATCAATCACAGTTGCCTGCAATAGCTTAATGCTATCCATGCTTTTGCCTGTGATAATGCGCACGCGCTCGGCTGCATCGACTGCATTGCAGTAATCAATGTACTGCCCTAGCGTTACGGCCTTTGCATTAGCCGCTATGTTCACCCTGATTTTCATCTTGCTGTTATATTGTAGTTTTTGCGTTGATTTTGTTACAAGTCTGAATGCACCTGAATAATAACAGGGGCTTTTTCATCACCGCTGTGAGTAATGCGTGCCTGTTTTGGTTTGAAGTATTCGAGTACATCCAGCGTAAGTGCTGAAGCCTTAAACTTTAAATCTTCATCCCGGCTATCCATACATTCATTGATGAACTCTGCGACCTTTGGCAAAGCCTCAGCGACAAATGTGCGTCCAAACTCTTCCCATTCAAGCGTCTTTTTATTCAGGCTTCCTAATGGCCTACCGTTGGGGTTGTTGGTCATTCCTTTTTGAAGTCCCATGATTTTGAAATTTTGATATTTACAAATTACTTCTGCTCATACTGCGCAATGCACACGGCAATGCGCTGTTGTGAATCAGGAAACTCGCCCTGAACTTTTGCATCACTCATGCAGCGTGCTATGAATGCGCTCTTTGATTCGTCTGTTGTTGGTGTTGGTAATGGCATTTGATTATTGTTTTGGTGAATGATTTTCGTTTAACTTTCCAAGTTGCCTTCTGAACTCTGTGATTAGTTCACGGATGCAAGATGCGCATGTGGTTGGCTGTTCGCGTTTGCCTGTCATTTGTGAGAAAAAGCGGAATAGTAACTCGTTGTCATCTTGTGTAATCTTAGGCGAACCGTGTATGCGGTCAATAAACTCACTTAGTTTTAAAATGTCAGATTCATTCCAATTAAGTGCTGACCATTTATGTGCCGGGCAGGATGTGAATCGATACTTTACTTTATGGCTCATGAAGCAGCCACATAATTTGATTGGCTCTTTGTAGTAACTCACAAAGTTTTCTTCCGGATCTACTTTGCCACCGATTAACGGTGTGCCGCAAGTGCCCCATTTCACATTGTAAAATTTACATTTCTTACAAATCTCCAGCCGTTCGCGTTGAATTACTGGAGGCACGTTGAAGTTGTACATAGTTTCTGATTCTTTTTAATGCCCTGTGTATGGATAGACGCAAGTAAGGGTAAGGTATGCCCGTATCTGCGCTTAGTTTTTTGTAATCAAAATCAGGTTTAGAGTATAGACGCAGTAAAATGGCATCGTGTTCATTTAGTCTACCGATTGCGCTGTATAAATACTCTCCATCGATTAAGTGTCCTAGCCATGTTTCATCTTGTCGCGCTTCATCTACTTCCTTATCTGTGATTAATTCATAATACTTGCGATAGCGTGTGGCGTAATCGCTTCTACTGCTGTGCCATGATAGCCACAATGCACGATCTACATACTGCCTAACCTTTCCCCGGCACACTATATCTTCTACATCTTGTGTTGGCCTGTCAAGTAACCGGGTAAGTACCTCATGTACCAAATCATTTGCTTTGTTTTTGTCGTGGGTTAAGCCGTTAGCCTTCGCCAACCATGAATTGTAATGCCTTGATATTTCACGACTTACGCAATCCAACAAAAATAAATGTTAAAATATTAGGTAATTTGTTACACATACCCTTACATTTGTCCTATCAATAACAAAATTAATACAAAACAATGAAGTATCATTCTAAGAATTTCAAAGGCACTGAGTACGGATGTATTCACTGCGATTACACGTACATGTATGCTGACCTTGTTGAATCAGTTGGGCATGAGTTTATCCAAAAAGCAAACGCTGAAAACCCTGAAGAAGAACCTATGGCTCTAGAGGAATATGTTGACTTCACAAATGAAATCATTGAAATCATTTGTCAGCGTTACGAGGATATTCAACAAAGCTGCTATGACTGCGCGAAATATGATATCATGGATGTTATCAAAACGCGAAAAGAATTTTTTCTATAAACTAACAGGGGTGCGACTGTAACGCACATTTTTTTTCATTCGTAAATCAATAAACAAAATAATCAAATGCAAATCTCAATCACAAAGCCAGTGCAAGTAGACACTTTAGAAGTAACACTTCCTATCTACTATAAAATCAATGACCGATTCAATGTGTACGGTGTAATCACTGAGGATATGCGCATGCTAGAAATGTATGAGCGCAGCAATGGTTCAATCTTTAGCATTGACACGCGGCAATACGATGAACTTAGCGAAGTTGAAGCGCATATGCAAGGCGTAGGTAAAAAAGATTTTGAAGTAATCAACGAGGCGGTGTTTCATCATAAGTTCATGGTACATCACCGCGAAATGTTTTACGTCCTTTTCCCTGATGCAAGACCAACTATATGAGCAACGATCGTTTAACCTCTTACATCAACCGTCGGATGGGCAGTAAATCTGCCCTCCTTCGGGCGATGCAAAAACACGGCGTTCCCGTGCAAAGAAAAACTATTTACAACTGGTGTCGTGATAACAACAGCATCAAGCTTGAACAACTGCAAAAGTTAGCAAAGGCATTTAACGTGCCGGTGCATGAATTAGTAAAACAAATCACAGTCAAAAACGAAGGCGATGAGTAAACAACCAACAGCACAGCAAGTGCATTTCATCAAAAAGTATTACGGAAACATACCGTACCACCACATGACTAAAAAGCTAGGCATAAGTTCTAAGCAACTTATGGAATGGTCAAGGCTTGCATTCAATCCAAAGGAATCAACTAGCAAGTGGAAACACATCATGCAGAATCTCGATTACTTGGAACAGCAAGAACAGCTCGAAAGTGAATTGCTGATTGAATATCAGATTAAGGATGAAGTCAAACGCAACATTGTGCGATACCGTAAAGTGTACACATTGCAACGCATGTTCTATTTAGTGAACATCAATTACTCCTATAACTTCATTGTGAAGTTTGACCAACCCGTTCCGATTAATACCGTTGAATATGCACCGTGGTCAACCGGATATGATTACAGCATAAGCCCGTTAGGCCATTGGGAATGGATGGAGTTAAAAGAACACCTGCCCGTTGTGGAAGTTCCTACCGATGGTGATTACGTTGGTTTATTTTGGTGCGCTACAAAACAGCTATTACATGAAGCATGAAGAAAGTAAGATACAGCAACGATGCGTTGAATGGTTTAGATACTCATTCCCTCGCGTATTAGTTGCTTCATTCCCTAACGGGGTTTATATCGGTGGTACTCCAGTGCAAAGAGCAAGACGTTGGAACCTACTTAAAGCCGAAGGTGCTATGCCAGGTATGCCTGATTTAATGATATGTATGGCATCAGGTTCATACCACGCGCTGTTTATCGAGATGAAAACCGAAAAGGGTAAACTTTCAGAAACGCAAAAAATCGTTCACGCACAACTAATCAATGCAGGCTACTGCGTCAAGGTGTGCAGATCATTTGAAGAATTTACATTAACAATTAAAAAGTATATCAATGAGTAGAAACACAACAAATAAGTATATGATGGTTCTTAAACACATCTGTACACAGCAAACGTTTAATCCAAGACAAACCATGCGTGAATTTAAAATAAGCAATAACTTTCTTACGGCAGGAAAAGAGATTGGTTTATTCAAACGCATTGGGGAAAGTGAATATACCTGGACATTAAATAGACCTCCATTGCTTAAGGATGCTGAGGATATTCAAATTCGTGTCAGGTCTTATACGCAAACGCATCGACTTAAAACAAAAGCAACTCCACAGCTAACCATTAAACCAATCCGCAAAGCTCCACAACCTGAACCGGCACAGATTGTAGTCAATGAAGATTACGACACAAGCAACAGCAAGATGCTATTGATAATGGCTGCTGGTGCAGTAATCGGATTTATGATTGCCACTTTAATTTGGAAGTAAGGATAATTTGATTATCTTTGCATTGCTCCTTCCGTATGAAAACATTAAAAATCCCATCACTACCGTATTGCCTATAGCACGTCCGTGCGCGGGGGAGCCTTTACGTGTAGTGGTGGGTATTTAGTTTTATGTATCTTGACCATAAGAATTTTGCGGCGTATTCATACCCAAATAGATTTAGGGATTTAAAACGTCAAAACTTTGTTCAGATAGATCGTATTAACGGTGCTATTTTTATCTCATCCTATAGAGATACTGATGGCGAAGGTGTCCATGTCTTGATGACCGATTACGAAGCTAATCAAATGCTGCTTCATCTTCAAAAATTACTCAATGAAAAATAATGGCTATTCATATTCACGGGCATGGTTTGACTACGCCTTTGAACATCCGGAGCATGTCACTGCTTCGCATGGCATTTTATACCTATGGCTCGTTGAAATAAACAACCGTTTAGGATGGGTAGATATATTCCAAATCACAGCCAGCGAGTGCATGCAAGGTATGGGATGTAAAAGCTATAACACGTACAAGAAGTGTTTTGACCAACTTGTTGAATGGGGGTTTGTTAAGGTAGTAAAGAAGGCGGTCAATCAACATCAATGCAATATAATTGCCCTATCAAAATTTGATAAAGCAAGTAACAAAGCACTTGACAAAGCACTGATGAAGCACTTGACAAAGCAGAGTGAAAGCACAGTACAAAGCAATGTTGAAAGCGACTGCGACATTCATAAACAAGTAAACAATAAACCACAAACCATAAACCATAAACGTGGTGCATTCGCACCTCCAAACGAAAATGATGTTTACAATTTTATGGGTGAGTATTCAGTGCAGAAGCATATGCAATGGCCTGATGAAAAAATAAACACCGAGGCCGCGAAATTTTTTAACTACTACGAAGCCAATGGATGGAAGCAGGGGCGCAATCCAATGAAGGATTGGAAAGCTTCAGCACGCAATTGGATGGTAAATAATTCTAAATTTGATAATCAAAAACCAAAATCCGTAATTCAAAATGAACGAGAGAAACGCGCTAGCGAACTTGAAGAGTTCCGCAAACAGTACCGAAGTCACCTTGCAGCAAATCTTAGCATCGAAGACCTCACCGGCACTAAGTGAACTTAAAAAAAACAAAGGCGAACAAACAGCACTGGGTGTGCTAGTTGCATTGATGGATGAATGTCAACAGTACTTTAACCTTCAGCAACCAATGAATGCACAGCAGTTGATGCTAACAGCTGAATTGATAATGGAGGAATACTACTACCTACGCATTGAAGAACTGCGTGTATGTTTCCGCATGGCTATGAAGGGTGAGTTCGGCCCAGTGTACAATCGCATTGATGGGCAGGTGTTCTTTGAGTGGATTGTGAAGTATATGCCCAAGCGTCAACTCATCACAGATCGCATGAAGCAGGAGCAACAAAGCAACAACAACATCTACGAAATCTTTGCACACCCGCAAATGAATGAAGCGATGAAAGACGTTGTAACAAAATTAGATGCAAAAATGTTACAAGAGCCGGTGCAAGAGATAAAGCGTGACAAACCTTCACAGTTTGAAGTTGACTTGATGCGCGAATACGATTTGCTGCCTGAATGGTCGGAAAACAAATGGTTTAAGATTTACAACAACAAGCCATACCAATTCACTGAGTATCGTAAGGAACGGTACATGGAGGAAATCAATAAACAAAATGAATACTGATGAAACAGTACGACAAGCAAAGAGAAACTGAATTACTCCGCAAACTATTCGTGTTAACAGCTAAGCGAAGTATGCGACCATCGATGACTGATAATGTTACAATGCGTCTTATCTTTGAGGAGTTACATTTGCTTACAGATAAAGATGAATATAAGCTATGACTATTGGTGAATTGTGGGATAAGCTTGCGCAGTATCCTGATGATGTAGAAGTGTACATTGGTTTCATCAATGGTCACAGCATTGACCACGAATCTTTTGAAGTTGTAGAGACCTGCGATATTACCGGCAAGACCACGATAAGCCTGATGTTAGATGACATAGGAATAATAAACAATTAAATACACAATTCAATGAGTAACTATCAATTAAAGGAAGGACAAGGAAGCCTTTTTAAAAACACAAAAAAAACTTCACCTAATCAACCTGATTCCTATGGATCAATAATGATTAACGGTAAAGAATGGCGTGTATCAGGATGGACAAAGCAAGGTAAAACGGATAAGTTTATTTCGTTACAGTTATCTGAACCACGTGAACAAACGTCTTCCCGACATCAGGAAAACGATGCGAATGATTTGTTTTAAATGATTGAGTACCTACCGAAACAAAACGAGGCACTGCGCGTATTGGGTAATTCACACCCAGCACGTGTGGTGCTATTCGGTGGAGCTGCAGGGGGCAGCAAGTCGTTCATTGGTTGTGCATGGCAGATAAGCCGCAGGTTCAAGTATCCAGGCACGCGCGGTCTTATAGGCCGTAGCAAATTAGATACGCTAAAAAAGACCACGCTAAAGACTTTCTTTGAGGTAGCGCACATGTTAGGGCTTGCGCCGAATGAACACTACACAATCAACAATCAAACGCACGTAATAACGTTTGCAAATGGCAGTGAGATAATTCTGAAAGACTTGTTTGCGTATCCGTCCGACCCTGAGTTTCATTCGCTAGGAGGTCTTGAATTAACCGATGCGTATGTGGATGAAGCCGCACAAGTATCAAAGCGGGCAATAGACATTTTGCAAAGCCGCATTCGTTTTAAGTTACGTGAACACAACTTACCACCGAAGATGCTACTCACATGCAATCCGTCCAAAGGATGGCTTTACAATGAGTTCTACGCACCGCACAAAGCAGATAACCTGCCCCAGCATCTTGCATTCATTCCATCGCTACCAACAGACAACCCACACCTGCCCGAAAGCTATCTTGAAACGCTAGAACGTTTGCCCGAAATAGATAGGCGAAGGCTGCTGTATGGAGACTGGGAATACGATGAGAGCGTAGACAACCTGTATCAATACGATGATTTGGTGCGCTGCTTCCGGGATGAAGAAAGCAAAGGTGAGAAGTACATCAGTGCTGACATCGCACGTCTTGGAAAAGATAGAAGTGTCATTTGCGTGTGGCATGGTTTACACTTGATTGAGATTCACGAACTGCGCAAGCAACCAATTACAACCGTAGTTTCCACCATTCGGCAACTATGCGACAGGCACAGCATTAAACTTAGCAATGTGATCTGTGATGAGGACGGTGTAGGTGGTGGTGTGGTAGATACGCTCAAGTGCCGGGGCTTTCTTAACGGTGGCCGTGCTAAGCAAGCCGATAGATACACAAATCAAAAGGCAGAATGCTACTTTAAGTTAGCAGAATTGATTGAGCAGAACAAAGTTATTTTTAAAGTGAATCAGTTCCGGGATGTTATCGTGCAAGAACTGGACATGATACGCCGCAGGCAACCTGAAGCCGATGGCAAACTCGCTGTGATAAGCAAAGAAGAAATAGCACGCATGCACGGGAAGTCACCTGACTACGCAGATGCCATAATGATGCGCATGTACTTTGAGTTATTCCCTAACTACGGTAGCTATTCGTGGGCGT